ATGGTCACTGCTTGCCCCCATCAAACTTATCTGAAACACCCGCGACGATAAGAAGGAGAACCAGTGCTCCAACGAAGAATCCAAGACCGTAGTAAATTGCTTCAATTCCATCACTCATCGTTATGCTCCGCTAGAAACACAGTTAGGAAAACTACACCTAGAGCTACGCAGAAGATGATTAAACCGACTAGGAAGTAGGTCATCATGCATCCCTAATAATTGAACGAAGGTGTTCGAGTAGCATGTCACGGCCTTCACCCGTGCATTCACATTCATTTGCCAGTTGGTAGCAGTCCAGAGCTACAAGTCGCACGTTAGCTAGCTTCTCGGTCAAATGTTCAACCTTGGCTTCTAGTTCAAGCACCCTAGCTGATAATCGGGCAACCTCTTTGACCAAGTTGTCCAATACGGCATCGTTACCTTTAAACCCCTTGACGGTGGATTCGCTCTCGGCGTCGTTAACCTTCTTGCTTCTGAAATACGCACCCGTACCAACAACGGCGGTAATTAGCGCGGCAACTGCCGTCCCGATGTAGCCCCCCAACCCGTTCGGATCAAACTCGTTCGCCATTTTTCTTTTTCTCGGTGAAGGTGTAACGAATGACAATGACTAGCATGAATAGTGAAGCAACTGCCTCCATACCCATGATCTTAGGTATGCGCCAAAGCGACGGGGCAATCTCCCCCGGCCAGTAGGCAAAGTAGCAACAGGCGACAGCGGTGATCCAAATCGTTGCCCCTAATGCTGCGTCGAACCACAACCGGAGCGCGTTGTACGTACGTGTTCGTAGCGAGTGGTACGCCAGCGTACCTTGAGCAATCATCGCCAAGCCCCAAGCCCATTCGGGTGCAAGCTGCGCCATCAGGACGTAGGTGTGACGACCTGTACCGTTAGCTACTTGCGCCAGATCAGGGAAAACGTTGATCGGCCAGAAGGCGAACTGTAAGCCGGTATAGATTGAGCCTAGCGCCAGCATCATTCGCAGACCTTCAAGGTCTGACTTAAAGAGTATTTCGTACTCTCTTGTTTGCTTAAAGCAGCGCCATGTGCAGCAGAATGGGTTTTTCACAACGATCAGCCAAGCAGTTTTGTGATCTGCGCCTGAACCTTGTCCAGCTTCTTCTGGGCTTCGTTAGCCTCTGAGGTCTTAGACTGGATGTCGAGCATCAGACCTTCAAGCAACTGCTTGGCATCAGCGATCTCGGCCAGCACCTTGGAGCGATTAGCATTGACATCAGCCAGCGCAGAAGAGATCCGCTCGGACGCAGCCAGGTTAATCTCGGTAGCACGACTCTCAGCTTCAGCAACGATCTGATCAGCCTTCTGCTTACCTTGGAGAACGGTTTCGTTAGCGTCAGCAATCGCCTTATCTAGCATCTCAACCACTTTGCCCTTGGCTTTCTTGGCATCGTTCTTGGCAAGGTCAGCTTCCAGCTTGGCAGCTTCGGCTTCATCCTTGGCAGCTTCGCAAGCCTTCTGAGCTTCCTTGGCTGCGTTCTCCAGAGAGCCGATCTTCTTCAGCATCTCTGCTGCTTCGACCATTTGTTTGTATTGATTGGCTAGTGCTTCAATGGCCTCTGCGGCCTGAACTTTTGAGGACATTGTGCTGCTCCAAAAAGAAAACCCGCCGAAGCGGGTGGGGGTTAATTATTTAAAGCCTTTCATTGCCCTCTGAACGAGTCCTTCTTCGGACTTGAACGGAGAGAACCTACCGGCCTCTGATCGCTCTGCATCGACAAGCGGCGTGTCAGACTTGCCTACGTCCTTGCCTTGCTGCAGCGTCATGCTAGGAACATCAGGCTTGGTTTCTTTAGGCTGAACAGGCGGGGTGCCTGGCCTTGCCACATTGATTCGCTCTTGCCATGACCGCTCTATGTATGGCTTGCCGCTTTCATCAAATCTTAGGTTTGATGCAGCCGTGCTTGTGTTACCCGAATAGACATGTATTGTCGAATCGACTGGTCGCCACTCTGTTTTGTAAGCCGGTTGGTCATACTCGCCACGCACCGGAACAGATGTGTCGATCACTTGATGCGAACCCTCAACACCAGCCTCGCCTTTGCGATAGCCTGTTGGTACGGGTGGCGGCGTGTAGAACTCATTCGCCTGCGGAACCGATGTCTGAATGTCGTACAAAGATTCAGTTCGCGTGTTGTACCTTGGGTTTCTGATCGAGTCGTTATAGTCCTCAACGCTCGCGTTGTATGCCGTTGCTTCCTTGTTATACCTTACCGAAGCATCGCGCCAAGCGCCAACAGCCTTCTCGTAGTCCGAAAGCTCCTGACGGTTGATCGAGTTAGACATGATCTAGCTGCGAAGTGGATTGGCGCGGCGCATGACGAAGGTCACGTTCAGACTGGTCGTGCCATCGCCGCCGGTCACACGCGCACGGGCGTAGCGCGGCACTTCAACGATCTGCTTCAGGCTGTCAGCGGTCAGAGCCAGTGCAGCACCTTGAGCTGAGAACAGCGTGACGTAGTTCGTGCCGTCATTGGAGCCTTCGATAGCAAGACCACCGGCTGCCCCCCAAGTACCCTGAACCTGCACCGAACGGTCAGCCCACTGGGCGAACTCGATAGGAGCCGTGGTGTCAGATCCGGTCTGCGTCAGGCCGGTGAATCGGAAGACTACGACAGAGCCGTCGCCCTGCACGTCTAGGGCGTTGAAGCCTGCTGCTGGATTGATCGTTGCCATTGTTTGTTATCCCTTACTGTAAATGAGGCCGGAGCCTTTGACTCTGTTGGTGTGCCGATCAACGACACGGGTATTTCTTTCGCTGTTCGATCCGCCCTTGGAGAGCGGAACCTTATGGTCAACCTCTTTGCCGTCGCCCTTCTTAACCTTGCCAGCCTTAGAAGCCTCAAGCCGTGCGTGATTGCGCTTGGCTCGATTGGCGATCTGCTCCGGCTTTGAATGGTAGTCGGCGTATTCCTTGACATAATCTCTTGCCATCTCAATACCCCATGCTTGAGTCGTAGGCTGAAAACTCGTAGTTCGGTGCTACTGAGTCACCATCGTCATCGTTGCGAAGCATCTCTGCGACAACGCCGAGGTAACGGAAGCTGTCTGCTCCGTGCGAATACTCATCATGAACTGGAGCGCCTGGCTCACCCGTTGCGGTTGGCACAGAGCGTCTGTAACGCTTCAAACACTCGACTAGGCGACTAGCCTTAACCTTGTCAAAATAAACGCGAGGAAACAGCATCCTTGCAGCTTTGATGCCCTGTTCTACAGTCAGCATCGGTATTCTTTTTGGCTTCCGCTTGAAACGCTTCAGGATCTCGGCGGTTGTGTTTCCGGTCTTGAAGTCCTTGTGAAATCCATCATGGGGAATGTAGTCATAGCCCCAGTTGTAGTTCATCTTATTCAGTTCAGCGGCGTACCAGTCCAGCGTTCTTTGGTTCTCTTCGATGTAGCCGATGACCCGAATCTCGCTCACGCCCTTCTGAACGATGGTAATCGTCATCGAATCAGCCCAGCCCAAGTCCCATACCGTATGGACTTTCAGTCGCGGATCGTAAGGCACTGGCCGCACACGCTCTTCGCGGAACGCTGCCTGCACCTCGCTTGAGTAGATCGCGCCTTCGACAGCCGAGCGGCACTTACCTTCCCAAACATTCTGGTAATCATCATCGAGCATCGTTGCCTTGGCATGGACTCGCTCCATTTCCAAGACTTCAGGGAACCACGGGTTGTCCGACCAATTGACCTGCACCACCTTGCTATCGGGCGGCTTGTTCTCAACCAGCCTCAACCAAGTATCGTCGGTATCCAGCAGCGGGTTCAGCGTTGCCCAGATCTCTGAGTCAGGCTTCCGTATCGTTGGTATCAGGATGTCCCAAGACTTCTTGCAAACCGTCTGAGCCTCTTCGATCCAACAGATATCGCAACCTTCAAACGACTTGATCGACGTAACAGTGTGACTCTGCAGGCCAGCGAAGAAGAACAGCGAACCGTTCCTTCCGCGAATCTCTGTCTCCAGAATCTCAAACAGATGACCCATCCCCATCTCTTCGATCTGGTCAGACAGCAGCCGATGGACTGACTCCTTGATGCTCTTCTGGATCTCTCTGGCGCACAGGATGCGGAGAGGTTGGTTTGCTGCAGCTACAACTAAAGCACGTGCAAAAGCCCAAGACTTACCAGATCCGCGACCTCCATGAGCCACCTTGTATCTGTACGGCTCAAAGAGAAACTGCGCCCAATCTGGGAAGTCGATTGATTTATCGGGTAGCACCCTTGCCCTTGAAGTTGATAACGAACGTGCCGCTATGGTTGATCATGCCAGTCATATTCACGTTCTGGTCTTGCGTCGGCTTGCCATACGCACGTTCGATGATTGCAATCGCAGCAGCCAATCGCGTCTTCTCGCTCTCGCCATCCACCATGATTCGCTCAATCACCTCAAGCGCGGCAGGAGTCTTCGTCTTGCAGGCAGAGATAAGTTCAAACTCTTCCTCGGTGCGCTTCGGGCGACCACTTGGATTTCCTGACTTTCCCTCTGGAAAGCTCTTGCCCCTTGGCAATTTTTTGCTGTTACCAGCTAAGTCCATGCTTACAGCCCACCACCACGAACGCCACTGAACCCTTGAGCCATTGCGTCAGTCTCTTCTGGCGTACCCATTGAGCCACCAGGTGGATTGCCTTCAGGCATGACCTTGCTTACTTGCTCATACATCGCCATGACAGCCTTGATGGCCTCTTCAAACGAACCGGCTTCCTGACCAGGCTTCTCGTTAGGCTCTTCGGCTTCCTGCTCCAATGTCTCAACGCTCACGTTAAACGTACCATCAGGCAGGCAAGACAGTTCGATACAGAAGCCTTGTGCTGGATCAATCTCGTTCATTTGGTTTTCCAATTCTTAAAAAGAAAAACCCCGCTGTCCTTGTGGGAGGCGGGGTCTTGCGTTGCGGTTCTTATAGACGCAACTGTGCGGGAATGATTCTAGTACATAGAAATCATTTATGCAACCATCAGTTTTCCTGTTTCAAAATCAACCCCAGCCTGTTTTAGCAACTCATGCTGTCGCTTGATAATCTCCACTGCCATCTCAAGCCCATTGATTGCCTGCTCACGCTCAAGCACTAAAGCCTCAAGCACATCCCTCTCGATCATCGTTGTGTTCTTCTTTGCCATATCAACCTCCATTTGCACACCCATTAGAAAGTAAAGCCAACCAAACCTTCTGCAATGCCTCTGCAAGCCGTTCCTCGTAGCATCTGATACGGAGTACAGCACTCAGCCCCAAGTGATGCTCTAACGCCCCGCGCTGCGCCGCTGTGAGGCTATTGACTGCGCCCTCGACACAAAGCACCACCGAGTTCTCAAAAGAGTCCTCAAGATCCTCCCAAGCATCGTCGTTCACCACCCGGCTACCGCTCAATCCTGGGGTGCTTGCTGGATACCACATGCGCCGGAGTTCGGAGAAGTCGTTGCCCATCATGTTCGCCCACAGCTCCAGCGAGTATTGCAGCGTTCCGTTCTTTTCTAGATTCATTACTTTCTCCCCCTTCTAGCAGCAGCTTTGATTCGATCCCAGTGGTCATCACGGCAATACTCTTCGCAGTAGGGTCTTCCATCGTCGATGGCGTCGCCACAGTTCTTGCATCGACCTACGCCATACGGCCAGTCGTTGGCGGGTTGCTTCGCTGCGTTCTGCTGCTGATTCAAGATCGATGCTTTCAGGAACATATCGACTTGGTGTTGTGCGAGGTCTGCTTCATCCATTTGTTTTATCCCCCAAAAAGTAGTGCCTGTCTCTACACGCAAGGCCACAGAAAAAACCATTTGCTTCTAAATCTTCGCCACACTCGATGCAGGTGTTTCCACCTATCACGCTTGGCCTGTTCTCAATCTCAACCAGCTTTCGCTTTATTGGCTTGCAGCATTCACAACCTACCGACACAACCTTGACTCCATTGAATCCATATCCACATCAGGCCACTCACCGCCGAGATAGTCACAAATCGCCGCTATTGC